TAAATGCATTTACACAAATTGAAGTCAATGGTGATAGTGCAAATAGATTAGCAGCTGATGCTGCCAGTGACGTGTTAAACATCACCAGTGGTGACGGTATCACACTGACTAAGACTGTTGGAACAGACACATTGACCATTGCAGTTAATCCAGCATTTGATCTTAAAGGTAGTGTATTCGGTGATGACAGCTCAGTCATTGTCAATGCCATTGATAGAGTAGTGACTGCTGCAGGGGGATTTATTGGAAACCTAACTGGAAATGCTGATACCGCTACATCAGCAACCACAGCAACCACAGCAACTACTGTGACACTGGTCGCAACCAATACAACAGCAGCCCTACATTATATTACATTTGTTGACACAGCAACAGGCAACGAAAATGTAAGAACAGATACTGACCTTACTTACAATCCAAATACAAATACCTTAACCGCAGGAACGCTGGCCACCGGATCGTTGACTATTACTGGCAGCACCATCGGTACCACAGACTCCAGCGGTATTGTCGTTAATGAGTTGACAACATTCAATACAGATGTCACTGTAGAAAACGATCTAGACGTTACACAGCAATTGCGTGTGCAAGGCAGCAGAGTTATTAATATAACAGAATTACAAGCCATTGTGGCAGCAAGCACAGACTTTACTGCATTTAAAACAGCAATAGCTGGTTTGGTATAATTGGAGCGATAAATGGCAAAACAGAATATCAATGTAGGTACCGCAGCTAACGACAAGAAGGGCGATAGCCTACGAGCTGCCTTTGTAAAAGTCAATGCAAACTTCACAGAACTTTACACTGAACTGGGATTGGTCAACGATGTCACCCTTAGTCTAGGGGCATTTGAATTTGCGGGCAGCACACTGAGCACCACAGACAGCACTGCCATTGTAATTGATCAAGCTGTCACAGTCTCCAGCGATTTAACTGTTGGTGGGGACATTGTGCCGCAGACTGCTCTTGGTGGCGATCTAGGTTCAAGCACACTGCCTTGGCGTAGCCTGTATGTCAGCAACAACACAATTTATATTGGTGGCACAGCAGTAGGCCTAGATGTCAGTGGTAATTTGACCACAGGTGGCACCGTGGTTGGCAGCACACCAGCCTGGACCAATATCACAGGCAAACCCTCATTCGCTACAGTGGCTACTACAGGTGCCTATGCTGACCTAACTGGCAAGCCAACTATACCTACACTCGTAAGTCAACTGGCTAACGACAGTGGTTTTTTAACTTCAGTCGGTAACATCAGCAATATACAAAGTGAAGGCGATATCAACATTGAAGTTAACCTAACAGATAGCACTAAACGTATTTGGCAGTTTGGCGAGGATGGCAATTTAGTAGTCCCTGGAGATATAAACTTGTCCGGTGGCACAATCTCCCAATACAGTCAGAATGGGCTCACAGGTCTAAAGTTAGTAGCCAACGCCGATCAAGGACAAAATGTAACTATTATGGGTACAGGTAATAACACCTTCCCGATACTAAATTATGTTGGTACAACTTTATCCGGTATCACTATTGGTACTCCGGAGGGAGACTGGAACTTCATGAATGGTAATCTAACCATTCCAGGCGATATCCGCAGCGAAGGCAACATCAACATTGACATCAACCTTGCAGACTCAACTCTGCGCCGTTGGCAGTTTGGTGAGGATGGCAATCTAACACTACCAGCAGGCGGCAACATTTCAGAAGGTGGTGGACTCAGTGGTGCTATTCGATTAACGCCTGCAGGTGGTGCCAACGCTAACCAAGCATTGTTGATTTACCCCACAGCCCAAGTAGAGGGTGATCACATACACTTGACCGCAGGCGGTGGCACCACTGAGCTGTATCTAGGCAGTGACCTTCACTATGTCAAGTTGGGCAAAGGTGCACCATATAACGGTACGATTGTTATTGCTGCCACCGGCTGGCCAAACACTGTGGCTGGCATCATTAGTTCTGGCAACTGGGCCGTTGTGTCTCTCAGCAACTTGGCCACAACTGGCGGCACAGGCACCGGATTAACTGTGACAGTGACTCAGGTTGCTGGTGTTGCCACTGCCATTGCTATTGTATCGGGTCTAATGGAAGGATACACTGCCAACGACACTATAACAGTGACCAGTGGCGCCGCCACTGCCACATTTACCATCAGTGTCCTAGCACCACAGTGGGTCTTTGCCCCAGACGGTGATCTGTACATTCCGACAGGCAAGACCATCCGGGATACAGGCAACGGCGATGATATTCGCCGTATTCCTGGACCATACGCAGATGATGCGGCAGCGGCAGCGGCCAGTGTGGCAGTGGGGAACCCCTATCATAAAACTGGCACCAGTGGACAGGTTTTTGTTAGATTGACCTAACGGTAAATATACTAAAGAGAGCGGATTATGACCATACAAACAATTAATATCGGCAATGTGGTAAATGATGGCCTAGGCGATGATCTACGCACGGCCTTTGAAAAAGTAAATGCCAACTTCGCGGATCTCAGCACCCAGCTAACTATCACTGCCACCAACGTTGGTGCCGTGGGCGTAGGTGTTTTCAAAGAAAAAGTAGGTGCTGATCTAAGATTTAAAAAACTAGTGTCCGGCACAAAGATGCTGTTGAATGAAAACACAGATACTGTCACTGTCAACAACACAGCTCCAGACGCTTTTATCAGAATAGACACAGATGCTGGAGTCATGTTGGCCAGCACACATCAACAAATCACCCTGGCGGGCACAGCAGCGCCAGGTTCTACCACTAGTAGAAAAGACATTGAAGTCAATGCATTTGGTGCTGTGCTCAGTATCAAAACAATGATACCTGTCACAGACATACTAGAGTCCTACGATTTCGGAACCATCAACGGTGCATATACCAATGCCGTGCAGGTGGCTCTGCAATCTGCAAACATAGACTTTGGCACTGTTCTACTGCCTGGACGCATAGACATAGACTGTGGAACAATTGTCTAAGGATTGATCACATGATAACATGGATCACACCCGCAGGTAGTCTAGGCTTACTCACAGAACGAATATCCATCGATGTATCACTACAGGCAACAACCAATCTCACTGCCACAATCACCTATAGTTTGATCGCAGGCTCCTTGCCTCGAGGACTGAAACTAATCAATGGTTCAATCAAAGGTAGCCCCACTGAAGTCAAAGTCTACACAGAAAGTAGATTTGTGATCCGTGCATCAGACGGTGTGGACATTGAAGACCGAACTTTCAAACTCGCAGTGGATGGCAGCGACAGACCTATATGGCTAACTGCTGAAGGATTCCTCAATGTTGGTGAAGCTGAAGCTTACTTTGTCTTAGACAATGCGCCAGTTGATTTTCAACTGGAAGCACGTGACTCGGATCTCATAGCTGGCGGTACTCTAGAATACTATCTCATGCCCAACGGTGGGTTGCTACCGCCAGGACTCAGTCTCAGCAAGAGTGGAGTGATATCAGGATTCACTGATCCTATATTTGCTGTAGAGTATACTCTAGAAACCACAGGAGGCTATGATACCGCTCCCTTGGATGTGTTTCCCATAGACTTCGTAGAAGCTCGCAGCAATGGCTACGACACATTTGTGTTTGACAGTTTCACCTTTGACTACAACGAACCCAGCAGAACTCCTAGACGTCTCAGCAGGATCTATAATTTCATAGTTGCTGTCACTGACGGAGTATACACAGAAACTAGACTGTTTAAAATCTATGTGGTCACTGAAGAGTTCCTGCAGGCTGATAACTCTTTGATTCAAGTAGATACTAATATATTTCAAGCTGATGCCAGCAGCGATCGTGTGCCTATATGGATCACCGGCAGCGATTTAGGACGCTTCCGAGCCAACAACTACGTGACCATATTCTTGGATGTCTACGATCCACCCACGTTATCCGGCACCATCACATACTTCCTATTGCTGACAAATCCTGATAACACAGTCAGTCAACTGCCTCCAGGCATGGCCTTAGACACTTCCACTGGCGACATAGCAGGATCCGTACCATATCAAGCTAGGATTTCTAGAGATTATAAATTTACAATCCGTGCAGTGAACTATCCCGCAGCCCTAGCCTATGTGTCGTATGTGTACAAAGGTTTGTGGAATAACTCTACCACTTATGTAATCAATGACGCAGTAGAGTTCACTGGTGTCACTTATATTTGTGTACAGGCTCATCTCAATAGACTACCCACAGATCAAGATTACTGGAGAGCTGGCACATCAAAGACTGAAAAGACTTTCACAGTCACGGTGATCGGTGAAATTGAAAGTGCTGTTGAATGGATCACCGATAGTGACCTCGGCACCATTAAACCCAATACTGCCAGTGAAAAATACATCGAAGCTGCCAGCCTGCTCTACGGCGGAAGAATAGCCTATGAATTTGTATCAGGCACATTGCCTCCGGGACTGACATTTTTGCCTACTGGTATCCTGCAGGGCAAGGTCAAACAGTTTGCAGACGACACCGGTCCAGGATTAACTAGATTTTTTGAAAGGGCAGACAGTCTTGCTCCTGCAGAAGACAGTTCCACCTTGAGCAAAGATTTTTCTGCTGTGTTTGACACAGCCACCACATCCTTTGATCTCAAGTTCGCATTTACCATCAAAGCCAGAGACAGTGTGAATTTTGCCACGGTGGATAGAACATTCAATCTCACTGTGCGTGTGGAGAACAATCAGACTTTTGCCAACCTTTATGTTAGAGCATTTCAAACAAAACCCAAAAGATTGGCCTGGTATAATTTCATCACTGATGCAGTGATATTCCGTCCAGCCGATCTCTATCGATACGGTGATGTCAACTTTGGAGTACAGACTGATCTCCGAGTGTTGATATATGCAGGTATAGAAAGTGTAGCTGCTGTGAAATATGTACAGGCCATGAGCAGAAATCACTATCAAAAGAGATTGAAATTTGGTAGTCTTAAAACTGCCAAAGCCAAGGATCCTATAACACAGGAAGCCGTATACGAGATCATCTATGTAGAAATCGTAGATGACCTAGAAAAGAACGGTCGAAGTATCAGTCAAACTGTGAATCTACCCAATAACATCAACAGCAAGGTGTTGATTAGTTATGATTCTATCAAAATAGACAGCGACATTCCGTTGGTCAGCGATAGAGATCATCAACGAGTATTTCCTAATAGTATTAAAAACATGCGATCCCGCATAGGCTCAGTGGGAGACCGAGATAGAGAGTTTTTGCCCTTGTGGATGCGCAGTACACAAGAACAAGCAGCCTACGAAACTGGATTTGTGCAGGCACTGCCTTTGTGCTATTGCAATCCGGGATCAGCTGAAAATGTAGTAGCTAGGATCAAAGCCAGTGGATTTGATTTTAAAACCATTGACTTTGTAGCAGATCGCTATATAATAGATATTATAGACGGAGAAATAGAGGATAAATACCTTGCATTCCCGCAACGTGGAGAAAAATTACCTTGACAAGCCTTATTAATTTCGCAGCAATAAATGAAAACTTTCCTGTAGCTGGACAGGACAACGACACGCAGGTGTTCAGAGATAACTTTGATACCATCAAAACCAACTTCTCAACTGCCAAAACCGAGATCACTGACCTGCAAGATAATGCAGCCCGCACAGATGAAGACAACGATTTCCTGTATAACATCGTGGGATCTGTCACACTCAATGATGCATATCTGCGTAAAAAGGACTACGGTGCAGCTATTGTAGCAGGCACACAGGATGTCAGTTTCAAACAGGCCATGTATCATGTTATCAAGTTAGGTGCTAATACCAGTCTGTCATTCTCCGAATTTCCTACAGGTGCCGTTGATATCACAGGCCTCGGACAGATTGGCAAAGCTACTCTAGAACTCTACGGCGACGGTACTACTAGAACAATTACGTTTGTTACTTCGGGTGGTACTGTTTTGAAGAAGGATCCGCTATTTCCTGGAAGTGTAACGGTTACATCAGCTACCAATCCTGTAATAATCGAAGTTTGGCAGCACAGTGCTACTGTGATTTGGTTGAACTATCTAGGATTATACAGCTAATGTTCCATCCCTTGAGTGGCGACTTGTCTGGATTCAAAGATCAAGAAATTGAAACTCGCTTGATTGAATTGAATAAAAAATATTATGCTGCTGCAAGAATGGGCAGTAGAGATCTCTTGACACAGCTATCTACTTTTGTTACAATATATAGAGAAGAACTCGCAAAGAGACATTCTCAGAAATTGAAACAGGCAGATGGTGATTTAGGTCAATTGATCAATGTGGACTAATAGTACTCAACAACTCGTACAAGGTGTGATGCGGCACGGACCAGACATACTGGAACATTGCCAGACTTCTGATGATCTAACTCAATATATCAGTCGATTACAACAAGAACATCTAAATTATCCAATCCCTCCACAGCAAGTAGACACTACAAATTGGTTTATACCTTACGAATATAAAACCATGGATATCGTAGATTGGTTATATCAACAGTGTCTAACTACTGAAGTTCGAGAACGAGTTGTTGAAGAATTGAGATTATTTGCCAAGTATGACATGATTTCCGTGTTAAAAACTATGAAATATGTGGTAGATACTCTTAGGGCCAACAATGTGGTATGGGGAGTAGGAAGAGGCAGCAGTGTGGCCAGCTATGTGCTATTCATAATTGGCGTACACAAAATAGACAGTGTTAAATACAAGCTACCGATTAACGAATTCTTTAAAGGAGAATAAAATGGGAAGAACTTATACCTCTATGAGAGGCAAAGAAATTGATATGGAAAAGATGAGCTTGAGATTTGAAAAAACTCCAGCTGTGGGTAATATGAAAGTCAACGCTCGCGGTGACGAAATTGGCGAAGGCGGCAGAGTAGTGCGCACACGTGAACAAGTTTTAGCAGACTATTATGCTCAGAATCCCAATGCATTGCATGAGGAAGTGGCTGCTCGCGGCAACAAGAAATAAGGTAAACTATGTTTAATTTACAAGCACGACATATGCAGGTTCGTCCCCTGTCAAAGGACCTTCTTGTTATTAACATGGACATGGGCGAAATGACAACAGCAGGTGGTATTGTTGTACAAAGCGATGACGGTAAAGCACACGGTGTTAAACCTCGTTGGGCTGAAGTGTATAAAGTCGGCGATGCATGCGATCTCAATGTCAAGGTTGGTCAATGGGTTCTTATTGAGCACGGTCGCTGGACTCGTAAGATTAAAATCAACGACGGTGACGGTGACAAAGAATTTCAAAAAGTCGAAACGAAGTCTGTTATAGCAGTTGCCGACCAAAGACCAAATGACTTTTACATTGGTCAGGAATTTTCAAACGGATCAAGTATGAATATTAATCCAGAAGATTTCATGCCAGGAAACTTATCTAAGATCAGTTAATGGGTTTTAAGAAAAACTGGGAAGTAGGTGACATTACTTCTCAAGTACACAGTCTCGCCAGAGAAATATCTAGTCCCTACAACGACGGATACACACAATGGCATTGCAAACAGGATCTATATCAGATCAAACAACTTGTGGATCAAGCCTTGGCTAGGTCACCAGACTTCGGTGATTTGGAACAGGAGTGGTTGCATGAACAAGAAAAAAAGCATATAATAAAAATACTAAAGTCTTAGAGAGATATTATGACAAATCCATTTCGTGATCAAGAAAAATTCATGCGGGCCTGCGATCAAGCAGTGGACTCTGCAGACACAGATCAATTCAACATGTATCTTGGATTGATTGAAGAAGAAGCTGAAGAACTCAACCAAGCCATCATCAACAAGGATCGTGTAGAAATTCTAGATGCTCTCGTTGACATGCTGGTTGTGACCATAGGTGCTATTCACTCAGCTGGATTTGATGCTGAGGGTGCATGGAAAGAAGTCATGAGCACAAACTTTGCCAAGATTGATAAAAAGACAGGCAAAGTAATCAAACGTGAAGATGGCAAAGTTCTCAAGCCCGATGG